CGCAGGTCTTCTCAGGCATTATCCGCCGCATTGAGTATCAGTCCAAAGCGATCGATGCGTATTCAACGGCGATATACCATCAGGTGGAGAGTGGCATTGGGTATGTGACGGTTGAGACGGAGTATACGGATGCTGGTGGGTTTCAGCAGGAGATATACATCAGGAGGCAAAGTGACCCGCGCAAGTTCTACATTGATCCGGATGCGAAGGAGTATGACAAGGCGGACATGAACTTTGCGTTCGAGTTTGCCGACATACCGCGGTATCAGTGGGAAGCGGAGCACGGCCCCAACACGGCGCCTCCTCCTGCGGCGTTTGACAATACGGCGGACGATTGGACGACGACGGATCATGTGCGGGTTGCGACGTATTGGCGTCGCGCCAGCAAGCAGGACCGGCTGCATCTTCTCAGAGACGGCCGCATGATGAGGGACAGTGAGTTGGATGACGAGCAACGCGCAATCTATGAGCCGTTGATTGACCGCAGCCGGGACATAAGTGAGAAGGAGGTCCTTTGGTACAGGATTGAGGGCAACGAGATCGTAGATAGGGGCGTATGGGCTGGCAAGTTCATCCCCATAATCCCCTGCATTGGCGAGGAGACGGTGATCAACAAGGTGATGGACAGAAAGGGCCACACCAGAAGCCAGATAGACGCGCAGCGTATATACAACTACTGGTCCAGTGCTGCGGTGGAGCAGGTAGCGCTACAGACCAAGGTTCCGTTCATTGCTGCGGCGAAGGCGGTGGAGGGGCATGAGGACAAGTGGCACAACGCCAACGTCAGGAACTACGCGTATCTGCCGTATAATGCGACGGACGATGACGGCAAGGACTTGCCGCCGCCTGCGAGAACGCCGCCGCCCACGATGGCGCAGGCGTATATACAGGGGATGACGATTGCGAGGCAGGATCTGCTTGATGTGACGGGGCAGTATCAGGCGGAACTGGGGATGCCATCCAACGAGAGAAGTGGTGTGGCGATCCAGCAGCGGCAGCGGCAGGGTGACACGGCGACATACCATTATATAGACAACCAGGCGAAGATGATCCGGCAGGTTGGGCGGATACTCTTGGACCTCATTCCGAAGATTTATGATGTGCCGCAGGTGATGCAGATCATGGGGGAGGATGGTGAGGCGTCGAATATACTGTCGGCGCCGAATAGCGTGCTTCCTCACATGCAGGTAGTGCCCAATCAGCCCATTGGCCCAAATGGCCCGCAGCCATTGACGCCGGACCAGGCGGACCAGATGCGGGCGGATCCCAACCAACCGAACCCGCTCATTATCTTCAATCCCACCATCGGGCGGTATGACGTTGAGGCGGATGTAGGGCCGAGTTTCGGGACCCAGAGGCAGGAGGCCAGCAATGCGTTCAGTCAGATCATGCAGGCCAATCCGGCGGCGTTTCAGATTGTCGGCGACTTCTGGGCCGCCAACTCAGACTTCCCGGGAGCGGACGAATTAGCGGAGAGGCTGAGGCGCGGCCTACCGCCGCAGTATAAGCCAGGGCCGGATCCGCAGGTCCTTCAGCTGCAGCAGGCCTTCCAACAGTCGCAGCAAGGTGCGCAGAAGCTGATCCAGCAGGCGGATGCGGAGATTGCGACGCTGAGGGCGCACAACACGCGGCTCGCTGAGCTGAACCAGGACAAGCATGCGGACCTCGTCATCAAGGACTACCAGGCCGAGACGGACCGGCTGAAGGCGGTGGGGCAGATTGACCCGCACGCGATGCAGGTCGTGGTCCGGCAGTTGCTGAGGGACATGCTGCAGACGGATATCATTCCCATCCTGCAGGGGCATGCGCAAATCCAATCGGACATTCAGCAGACGATGGCGCCTCCGGAGCAGACAATGAATGGCGGAGCCGCGGCGGGTGGCTGACCTCTACGACCGCAATGCACTGGATTACTCCCTCGGAGCGGACCCCGACAATCCGCTCACTGCGAATGCACCGACATGGGCAGACGCGTGGAACTGGCACGCGCAGAACCTGGCGGACACGGCCGCGGCGATGCGCGATCCGCAGACATGGATTGATGCGGCGAACCAGTATCGCAATGCGTTGCTGATGGGCAGCACAGCCCCCGGTATTCGCGCGTTTCATGGCAGTCCGCACAGCTTCGATGCATTCGACATCGGCAAGATCGGGACGGGGGAGGGAGCGCAGGCGTATGGGCACGGGCTGTATTTTGCGGAGAAGGAAGGGACGGCGCGAAGCTATCGTGACAAGCTAGCGACCATCAAATTAACTGCTGACGGCGCGCCATTTGATGCCAGCAATCCGGATCATGATGCGGCTATGTTGGCGCGTTCCTATCCGAATACAGATTCTGCGGTTGCCTCATTGCGACAGCAGGCGAGCAACTGGGCGAAAGTGCCGGGAGATCAAGCGCAAGCGACTGCTGCGAGATACCAAGCCGCCGCTGATCGCATAGCGCAAGGGAACCTACCTAAGATCGAGAACATGCCCGGCAAGATGTATGAGGTGAACATCGGCGCCGATCCGGAGCACATGCTGGACTGGGACAGGCCGCTGAGTGAGCAGAGCGATCTGGTTAAACGGCTATTTCCGATTGGTGATGATGGGCGCGCCATCTTGCCAAATGGTGAGCGCGGCGATCCGACGAAGCTTCGTGGGGAGCAACTTTATCGCTCATTGGCGGAAGCCAATAAGGGCGATCATGGGGCGGCATCATCATCCCTGCACGAAGCTGGCATTCCCGGCATTCGCTATCTGGATCAGAGTAGCCGTGGCGCGGGCGCGGGCACCAGCAACTACGTCGTGTTCAACGACCGCATCATCGACATACTGCGGAAGTATGGCATTGCCGGCCTCATCGGCGGAGGTGGCGCGGCTGCGATAGCCGGCGGTGACAGCGAGCCGCCACGCGCACAATAGCCATGTCTGACGCACCGCTGCCGACGATCGAGTTCCTGCAGGACGAGAACGAGCGGCTGCGCGCCCGCATCGTCGAGCTAGAGGTGCTGCTCGCCCACGCCCGCGGCACGCTCGGCACGCTGGAGCCGCCGGACGCCGATTTCATCGTCTACGACGCACCACCCTCAACCCCGAGGTAGCCATGAGTGACCGACCACCGCTGCCGCCCGGCATCTTGCCCAATATCTTCGACACTGATCCGCCACCGACCAACCCGGCCACGATCGTGGGCGACGGCATCACTTACGTCGATCAGTCGCTGCTGTCGGGCGACGAGGCCGCCGCCTTCGCCGAGACCATCGCACAGCATCCCAACGCCTTCGTCGTGAAGGCCGAGGAGCCACCGCCGCCGCCACCGGAAGAGCCGACCGCCCCATGAGCGAGACGACTGAGGAGCAACCCGGCACACCGCCGGAACCGTCTGCGCCAGAACCACAGCCAACCCCGCCAGAGCCGCCACCGGCACGAGAGGCAGGCGAGGCCGAGGACCCGGTAGAGCGACGCATAGCGCGGCTGACGGCACGGCTCAGCAGCGCGGCCAGAGAGCGTGACGAGTTCGCTGCACGCCTCGCAGCCCTCGAGCAATACCAGCGCACACAGGCTCCACAGCAGCCGGTCGATGCACAGTTCGAGCAGGCCGTCGAGGCACGCGCTCAACAAAAATCGCAGGCCGACCGGATGCAGGAGAAGGTGCGCTCCTTCCACGAGACGGGTGCGGCCGAGTATCCGGACTGGCGGCAGAGATGTAACGACCTGCAGGCCATGGGCGCCGATGCCCAGATTGCAGAGCTGCTGGTGGAAATGCCGGGGGGACCGAAGATCGCCGCTAGCCTGGCCAACGACCCGGAGGCGGTTGAGCGCATTGCGTCATTGCGTGGTGAGCGAGCCCGCGCGATCGCGCTGGGGCAGTATGCCGAGAAGTTGGCGGCACAGCCGACGCGGAATGTATCCAGGGCGCCAGCTCCGCCGAGACCGGTGCAAGGGCGGGTGACACCGGAGTTCAACATCTACAATCCCAGCAACACGGCTGACCAGATGGTGGACTTCTTTCTCAAGCAGGACATGGACCGCAGGAGGCGGGCATGAGTAAGGACTTCGACAAGCGCAAGCCGGTGACCGCCAAGCCGCTGTCGACGGTGTCGGCCACCGGCGGCCTGCCGGCCAGAACGCCGCCGCCAGGGCAGAACAACAACGCAAGCACCGTCCGTAAGGTGGCGGCAACAGGAGGCAGGAATGGCAAACGGTAAAGCACCCCCGCACTCAGACGCAGGGACGACGAAAGGGACGGATCGCGCTCTCTCCTCACACGAGGCGGCGTTTCGTGGGCGGCTCAGCAGCAACCCTGTCTACAAGGCGCCGGCGGATACCGGCAGCAGCGGCAAGATGCCGACCGGCAGAGCGACCGACCCGCTGATCACCGGACGGAATGCGAAGCGCTGATGCCGCTGAAGTCCGGGACCGGGAAGAAGGCCTTCGAGCACAACATTCGTGCTGAAGTGAAGGCCGGCAAGCCCGTGAAGCAGGCCGTCGCCATTGCATACTCCAAGAAGCGCGAGAACCAGCGGAAGAAGTAATGGAAGCGCAGGAATTTCGCAGCCTCGCGATCGAGCGTCTGACAGAGATGGAAAAGACGCTGAAGCTCATTCTGTCCAGCGTTCGCCAGCCGCTCGTCGTCGAGCAGCGGCAGCCATTCCCGGCCAACGTGCCAACGGCCGGGCGTCGCCCCCCGGAGAGGCGTTAGTCTCCGTGCACCGTGCCTGAGCTGACCGGAGCAGCCTAACTCCGTGCGCGTTAGGCCTCGTCGGAGCCTCTAAACGCCCGACACACAGACAACACTCCCCAAGTGCGTAACACGACTTCTGGATCAGCACCGGGCGGCGTAGTTCCCCGCTGCGTCGTCCGGACTTGATCCAGAACACTGACCGCTGAACCACAGAAGTCGGTGCTTGCGCCCTAATCAAAGGGCTAACACCGATGGCCGCTGCCACTAATACGCTACTCAATATCAATATGATCACGGCGAAAGCCTTGGCCATATTGCACCAAAAGCTCAACTTCGTCGGCGCGATCAACCGTCAGTATGATCCGTCATTCGCGCAGTCCGGCGCCAAGATCGGCAGCTCACTACGCATCAGACTGCCGGTGCAGTTCACCGTGGCCAGCACGCCAGCGCTGGCTATCCAGAACACGGTGGAGACAAACACCACGCTGACGATCTCTCAGCAGAAGCACGTCGACTTCAGCTTCAGTAGCCAGGAACTCACACTCAATATCGATGACTTCAGTGCCAGATACCTCGAGCCCGCGTGTGCTGTGCTGGCGGCCAACGTCGAGGCCGACGCGCTCAGTATGGTCAATTCCGTCTGGAACCTCGTCGGCACCGCAGGCGCCGCACAGACCTTCAAGACCGTGCTGCAGGCCCGCAAGGCGCTGCTCGATAACCTCACGCCACAGAGCCAGCAGTGGCAGCTGCGGATTAACACACAGGACAACGTCGACCTCGTCGACAGCCTGAAAGGGCTGTTCCAGCAGTCGACGCAGATCAGCCGGCAGTATGTCGATGGTGTTATGGGCCTCGCGGCCGGGTTTGAGTGGGCCGAGAATACGTTCCTTACCACCTATACCCGCGGCGCCGAAAGCGGCTATGTCGTGGGTGGTGCGGGCCAGACCGGCTCAACGCTTGCCGTCACCACCGGCTCTGGCGCGGGCAATGTCGGCGACGTGTTTACCATCGCTGGCGTGTTCGCCGTGCATCCGGAGACCAAAGTCAATACCGGCAGGCTGCAGCAGTTCGTGCTGACGGCGGCCTATACGGGTGGCGCGGGCAACATGAGTATCGCACCACCTATTACGACAACCGGCGCATACCAGAACGTCAGCAATAGCCCCGGCGCCGGCCAGGCACTGACCTTTGCCGGGACCGCCAGCACCGCAACGGGTAGTTCGATTGCCTTCCACCCGGACGCTTTCACATTTGCCACTGCGGATTTGGTGATGCCAAACGGGGTTGACATGGCTTCTAGGGCGCAGAAGGACGGGCTCAGTATTCGTGTGGTCCGTCAGTATGATATAAATAACGATGTTCTGCCGTGCCGTCTAGACATTTTGTATGGCTACGTTGCGATGAGGCCACAATTAGCTTGCCGATTGATGGCCAACTAATATGACCGTATAGTGGTGCTCTTTTACTGCGGGAGCACCACTATGGTCAAGCCAATTCGCTATTGCTCAGTTCCTTATTGCCAAGAGCGTTGCTGGGGCCATGGCTACTGCAGTCGTCATTATCAGGCATGGCGAAAGTATGGCGATCCAACGAAGGTTGTGCAGAAACAGCACCACGGGCTTACACTGCACGAGCGATATGACCGTTATACGAAGCGCGGCGAAGAATGTTGGCAATGGATTGGCCACAAGGATCCGAACGGATACGGACGCCTCAACGTTGATGGTTATCCGATGCTAGCCCATCGCGTTGCTTATCTCGTCAAATACGGAAGCATTCCCGAAGGCATGTTCGTGCTTCACAAGTGTGACCATCCGTGGTGCGTCAATCCTGCGCATCTATTTCTCGGCACCCAATCAGACAATCTTCAAGACATGTATGATAAGGGTCGCGATCGAAAGCGAGGCTTGAAGGGCAGTGAGCATCACCGCGCGAAGGTTGATGAGGTAATAGTGCGAGCAATCCGCCAATCGAACGAAAGCGATATAGAACTTGGCAAGCACTACGGGATCTCGCGAGTAACTGTAAACGATATCCGAAAACGCCGCAGTTGGGCGCACGTCGAATAGGAGCAACCCATGGCGCAATATACCTCTGTTACCTATCCGACAGGCCAGTCCGTTGCCTACGACCTTGGTCCCGGCCTGCACGACATGACCTCGATTATCAACGGCAACGGCTTTACCGGTATGAGCGTCACCGCTCACGCCGGAGGAACACGAGCGGCGGCAACGCCGCTCACCTCCGCCTGCAACCTTATCGCCGTCTGCGCCACCACGGCAGACAGCGTGACTCTGCCCCCAGCCATGGGGGGGCAGGTAATGTGGGTCAGCAACGGCGGCGCAGCGAGCGCACAAGTCTACGCAGCCAACGGCACCACTGACACTATCAACGGCATCGCGGCCGCAACCGGCGTGGCATTGGCGGCAGGTAAGTCTCAGGTGTTCATGAGCCCGATTAAAGGCGCCTGGTTCGGCGTGCTGTCGGCATGAGTGACCGCAGCGGGACAATCTACTCGCCCGGTCCTGCCCTGCAGGACATGTCGGTCATCGCTGATGGCGGAGGCCACTCGTGGGCACTCCATATCTGCGCCCATCCCGGCAACGTCCGCGATACCGCAACACCCATGCGCGCGTGCCTCAATATCGTGGATACCGCAGCAGCAGACGGCGATAGCGTATCCCTGCCAGCGGCCAGCGGTGGACAACTCAATTACGTCATTAACCACACGGCATTCGCCATCAGCGTCTATGCCGCGCCCAATACGACCGATCTCATATACATGGCGGACGGCAGCACGTTCGTTGAGGCGACATTGCCGGCGAGCGCCTCGTCCATGTTTGTCAGCGTTCCCGGGCGGTGGATCATCACCTCGCCGCCACCCGTCGCACCCGATACCGGCGACGTGCCAGAGGCTCCGACAGACGGCGCGGCATACGTCAGGTCCCTTGCCGCCTGGCTCAATGCCGACACCCGCTACGCCACGCCAGCTTCCCTGCAGGCCTATCTGCCCAAGGCCGGCACCACGACAAATGATGCAGCACCCGCCGGCCAGATCGGCGAGTTTCTCTCCTCGCAGAGACTACAGGCGAATGCAGTGCCGCTCGCCAGCGGCACCGGTCTGGCCGTCGCCACGCTCGCGCTCACGGCGGGCGACTGGGACGTCTGGGGCAGCGACGGCTTTGCCATCGGCAGCACCGCAACCGGCAACATCACACTGCGCGCCTGGATCAACCCGGCCGGTGGCACCCAGGCACCGTTGCTCGACCAGCTCGGCGGCAACGCCGTTCGCAACGTCACCAACAGCCCAGGCAATCTGCAGTCGATGATGGCTGTCGCAGCAGTGCGCGTATCACTCGCCGCAGCAGCCACCGTGACACTCGGCGCCAGCGCGACATTCGGCGGCGGCACGATCAGCGCTTTCGGCCAAATCATGGCACGCAGGCGCAGATGATCCAGACAGTCGGCGACCTGATCGACTTCTCCCTGCGAGTGAGCGGGATCATCGGTGTCGGCCAGACGGCGATGGCCGAGGACAGCTATACCGGCCTCGACTGGCTGCGCATGATTATCAGCGAGTGGCAGAAAAAGCGCTGGCTCGTGTATGTGCAGCAAGAGGTGAGCGTAGCCGCATCTACCGGTGCGCAGAGCTACACCATAGGGCCGGGGCAGGACTTCGATTGCGCACGGCCCGCACATATTGCTGCGGCGTACATCCGCATCATTCCGGGCGCGCCGCCCAATCTCGTGGACATCCCGGTCACTGTCCTGGGAAGCCGTGAGGAGTACGCTTCGATCAGCGTCAAGACGCTGGAGACGATCCCCGCCTACGTCTTCTATGACAGCGGCTGGCCGTCGGGCCGGCTGTACTGGTGGCCTGTGCCTCCCGCCAATATGTATGGGCTGTATGTCACCGTCATGTCCCCGCTGCCGACCTACACGGCGCTGACGGATCAGCTGAATGTGCCGCCCGAGTATTACCCGGCCATGATCTGGTCGCTGGCCATTCGCATGCAGCTATCGTATGGGCTGCCCGCCAATCCTGCCCATGTCGCGGCTATGCGTGAGGCACTCAACACGCTGCGGCAGGCGAATACCCAGGTGCCTGAGCTGACCATTCCCGCACCGATCGGACGCATTCGCAGCGATCTGTCGCTGGTGGGCAAGGGATTGGGCAGGGCCTTTATCCTCGATCAAGGGGCAGTGCTGTAATGCCAGACGGAATAACGCTGCGCGGCGCGCCGCTGCCACTGTCGGAACTGCCAGGTTATCCGTGGAAGTCCGGCGATACGCTCTATGCCGAAGCGCTCAACAACGCGATCCTGAATAATGCGGGTCCTCCCGGCGCTGTAGGGCCTGCAGGGCCGGTCGGGCCGCCTGGCAGCACTGACTGGCAGGCCGGGCTGGTAACGACGCTAGGCGGCGGCCTGAGCCTCTCTGGCGGCACGCTGGACGCGAAGCAGAGCCAGTGGCAGGCGGGTGCCGTCAATGCGCTCGGCATCGGGCTGGTGCTGAACGCCGGCACGCTGAGCGCAGGCGCCGGTAGCAGCGCGCCGTCAGGGCCGGCGTCCGGCGACTTGTCGGGCAACTATCCGAACCCGACTGTCAGCAAGACGGGCGGTGTTGCCTTCGCGGCGAGTGCGACCACTGACGCCACAAATGCGACGAACATCACCACCGGAACATTGTCGGTGAACCGCTTCAACGCGGGCACGAATGCCAACGCCGGCACCTATCTCAGAGGCGATGGGACGTGGTCGACGCCAATCGTAGGGGCCAATCCGATCGGACCTGCGGGCGGCGATCTGTCGGGCACGTTCCCG